AAGTATCTAGCCATGCCGGAAGCGACATGGCCGAACGAACGATGCTACGCATATCGTCTGTTGGGTAAGTGCTACGCCGAACTAGGCGATTACGGGAACGCAGAGTCTTATTTTCTCCGTGCCTGTAGTGAGGCACCGAACACCCGTGAACCATGGTGTGAACTAGCCATGTTGTACTACAGACAATCGAGGTGGGCAGAGTGCTACGCGGCGTCGGAGCGCGCGCTAGGCATTAAGGACCGCGCGCTGGTCTATACGTGCGACCCGGCGGTATGGGGTGATTGGCCGCACGACCTAGCCGCAATCAGCGCGCACCACCTTGGAATGCGTGACGCAGCGATCCGGCACGGGGAAGCAGCGGTCGAACTGTCGCCGACTAATAAACGATTAGCCGATAACCTTAATTACTATCGGGGGCTAATAAATGGCGATTGACTTAAAACCAACGGCCAGCATGGCCGAAGAAGCGGAACGCGGTTTAGCGTGGCGCGAGGAATTCGGACGGGGTGGAACGGCGGTCGGCGTGGCCCGTGCGCGCGACATTTCAAACCGTGTTAATCTATCGCCGGAAACTGTCCGCAGGATGGTTTCGTACTTTGCTCGACACGAAGTCGACAAACAGGGCGAAGGCTGGTCACCGGGTGAGGATGGATACCCGTCTGCCGGTCGAATTGCATGGGCTTTGTGGGGCGGCGATCCGGGCCGCGCGTGGGCAAATGAAAAGGACCGGCTATTAGATGCCGAGGAAAGCGAGGGCCGAAACATGAGCAAACAAGAACGGCACATTATTAGCGTGGTCGAAGGCGAGGAAGAAATCGTCGTCACGTTCGCTAAAGATATGCACGAAGCGGAAGAATCCGAAGACGTCGAAGACGCCGAAGAAGCGGTCGAAATGGACGTTGAGGATTCGCCAGAAATGGAAATGTCGGCGGAGCGACCGCTAGACGCGAGCGGTAAAGAGCCGTGGGAAGAAGGTTACAGCGGTCCGGCTAGCCGTAAGGGGCCGGACAAGCGCGTGTTTCGCAGCGCGGTATTTGAGCGCGAAAGCGTACAGGATGCGGACCGCCGGGTAAGTCTGGCGTTCAGCAGTGAAGCGGAAGTCGAGCGAGGATTTGGCGTCGAGGTTCTCGACCACTCGCCGGGTTCTATCGACTCAACTTTTATCGGCAGTGGCCGCGCGCCGTTGCTGGTTGACCACGACCCCGCTGACCAAGTGGGCGTTGTGGAAATGGTTTCTTTGGGGTCGGACCGTGTAGCACGGGCTGTCGTTCGCTTTGGGAAAAGCAAACGAGCCGAAGAAATTTGGCAGGACGTGAAAGACGGAATACGTGGGAACGTGTCTGTTGGATACGTCATTAACGAGATGGTATCGGATGGGAAGCGGGATGGCCGGGAGGTTTACCGCGCAACCAGTTGGTCACCACTCGAAATTAGTATCGTGTCCATTCCGGCTGATACTAGCGTCGGCGTAGGCCGAAGCATGGCGGAAACGCCAAACCCGGAAGTTATTTCACATTCACCGAAGGTACAAATTATGAGCGAAGTTAATAACGAAGCCGTCCGCGATGACGGCATGAAGGCGGAGCGCAGCCGCGTTTCGTCAATCATGGACCTTGCCGCGCGCCACAATCAGCGCGACCTTGGCGAGTCTGCCGTGCGTGAGGGTGCCACCATCGAGCAATTCCGTGGTGCGCTGTTGGACAAGGTGGCCCAGAAGCCGCTTAACGTCGATGTCGAAATCGGTCTGTCCGACCGTGAGGCGCGTTCGTTCTCGTTCGTGAAGGCCATTCGCGCCTTGTCGAACCCGCAGGACCGCCGCGCGCAGGAAGATGCGCGTTTCGAGTTTGAGGTGTCCGAGAGTGCCGCCAAGAAGGAAGGCCGCGATTCGCGCGGTATCACCGTTCCTGTTGACGTATTGAAGCGCGACCTTACAACGTCGATTGCTACGGGTACGTCGAAGGCCGGTAACCTTGTTGCTACGGACCTGTTGGCTGGCTCGTTCATCGACGTGTTGCGTAACAAAATGGTCCTTAACACGTTGGGTGCTACGTTCCTCACTGGCTTGCAGGGCAACGTCGCCATTCCGCGTAAGTCATCCAGCGCAACGTCCTATTGGGTTGGCGAGAACAGCGCGCCGACCGAGGGCAACTTGACGTTTGATCAAGTTACGATGTCGCCGAAGACGCTTGCCGCGTATGTCGACTACAGCCGTCGCTTGATGTTGCAGTCGTCGCTTGACGTTGAAACGATGGTCCGAAATGACCTTGCCGCTTCTATCGCCGTGGCGATGGATTCGGCGGCTATTTCTGGCAGCGGTTCGAACCGTCCGACTGGCATTCTCAACACGTCCGGCATTGGTTCCGTGACTCTTGGCACCAACGGCGGCGCGCCGACGTGGGCCATGGTGACGGGCCTTGTTAAGGAAGTGGAAATCGACAACGCGCTGAACGGCGCGGCGGCGTTCCTGACCAACGGTCAGGTTAAGGCCAAGTTGGCGTCCACTCCGAAGCAGTCGTCTGGCGTCGAGGGCAACTTCCTGTTGGGACCGGATGTTAATAGCATCTATGGTTACCCGCTTGTCGTGTCGCAGCAGATGCCGGGTAACTTGTCGAAGGGTTCAGCGTCCGGCACGTTGTCGGCGATGATCTTCGGCGTGTGGTCGGACCTGTTGATCGGTCAGTGGTCAGGCATTGACCTGATGGCCGACCCGTACACCGGATCGAACGCTGGCACCGTGCGTATCGTGGCCTTCCACGATTGCGACTTCGCGGTTCGCCATGTTGAGTCGTTCGCCGAGTGTAACGAGATTGTGACCGCCTAATAACGGCGCAGTCTTGATTGACCTAACGTCAATCCGGGGCCGTCATTCGGGACAACGTGCTGTTGTTCTGGGTGGCGGCCCCACTTTATTGTCGGACTTGCGCCTGGTTCGACCGCGCGTCCAGCGGGACGGCGTGTGGATAGGCGTTAACCAGCATTCGCTGTTATTGGCACTCGATTACGTGGTTTATCAAGATCGGGAGTTGTTCCCTATCCTGACAGGCCATGGATTCCCGTTAGTCACGCATCACAAGGACCAAGCCGATATATGGTCCGGCATCGTTCCCGACTTTGGGTTTTCCGGCGGCACTGCCGTTTGGATTGCCGAGTATCTAGGGTGCGAAGAAATCCTGTTGTGCGGTTGCGACAACTACATGGAGAACCGCCGATACTGGCACTCGAAGGTTGGCGACCGTGGCCTAGAACTAGGCATTTCGGCTATCGGCGCGTGGCAGCACGTCCGCGATAGGATGCAGAACCCGAGCCGGGTAAAAGTTGTCAGTGGAACGCTAATTAAGGTATTTTCCGCGTATGAAGGTTGAAATGCGACGGTCCCGCGTGTATATGGGACGCACTCTGGAGACTGGACGGGTCGTCGAAGTCGACGACAAATTCGGTCAGTGGCTACTGGTCAAAGGAATGGCGGTCCAGTATCACGGCGCGGAACCTGTCGCGGAACCGTCGATGTTGGACACCGTTTCTAACTTGATCGAAACACAGGTTAAGAAACGTGGACGACCGGCAAAACGAGATTGAAAAATACCGCGCGGTTTACCAGAAATATCCTGATTATCGGATGTTTCCTGACCGGCTATTGCCGGTTGTCGCCGCGCTAAAGGACCAGTCTGGTTCATTGCTCGACGTGTCGTGCGGTCGTGGCGAGTTGATGCAAGCCGCCGCCGACATGGGATTTAGTCCCGTCGCTGGCACAGAAGCCGTACCCGAGTTGTGCAGTTATTGCGTGATACAGGCGCAAATTCACGACTTGCCATTTGAAGACAAATCGTTCGACGTGGTTACGTGTATCGACGTAATCGAACACATTTTAGAACCTGACATCGTGCCAGCATTGCGCGAACTGGAGCGGGTGGCGCGCAAGTTTGTATTGATTGCCGCAGCCGACTACCCGACGTATTGGGACGGGGTGAATTTGCATCCGTCCGCGCGTCCGTATTCGGCATGGCACGAACTGTTTAGCAAGACGTTTACCGGGAAGGTTACCCGCATCGGGCCGACTTCCACTTCCGAAATGTGGGGTGTCACGTATGGCAGTTGAAACAGCAGCGGATCGCGCATCTATGTGCGCGGCGTCTGATTGGGGTAGCGCGGCTATCTACAAAAGCGCAAACAAGCGATACACGGTACAGGGCATTTTCGACCGCGAGTATATTGGCGTGAATGTGTCCGACGTGGAGTTTGCCAGCACGTTACCCGCGTTCCACTTTCCGACCGCATCGTTACCGTGTCGAGCCGCTTTCGGCGATACGCTGTACATCGGCGAAGACGTGTACACGATTCGAAACATTGAGAACGACGGCACAGGCATAACGCGGTTGCGATTAGAGGCTACGGAATAATGGCACACGTTAGACAGCAGATTCGTGAAGCGTTCGCCACCGTACTTACAAATGCCACCGTGGCGTCGGTTATTTCGTCATCGCGGGTGTATCCGTTACCGGCAGATGCTACGACCGTTGCGTTGATTTATACGAACGTCGATAGCGTTACAGATTCGACACTACACGCGCCGCGCAACCTGACACGTGAACTAGTTATCGTGGTCGAGTGCGTAGCGCGCAAACTGGCCGACTTGGACGACCAGTTGGACACACTGTGCAAGAACGTAGAAAACGCGGTTGGTGCTAATAACACGCTGACCGGTTTAGTTAAGGATTGCGTACTGGTCGACACGTCAATAACGCACGACTTCACAGGCGATGCGCCTATCGGGTCGGCACGTATGCAATTTCGNGTTATGTATAGGACCGCAGAAAACAATGCGGAAGTTTCGGTTTAGTTGAGAGGTTAAAAACATGGCAACACATCACGGNTCNGAAGGTTTGGTAAAGATTGGCGCNAACACGGTTGGCGAAGTGACCGGGTTTTCGTTCACGGCAACGGCAGAGTACGCCGAGGATACTACGCTGGCCGATACCGCCAAGACGTACAACGTCACGGCGATNACCGCGTGGAACGGCAGCGTTACCGCATTTTGGGATGAGACAGANACCANNGGTCAGTTGGCATTTGTCACCGGTTCTAACGTCGCGTTGAAGTTGTATCCCGAGGGTGCAACGACGGGTGACGCTTATTACTACGGCGACGTGCTGGTAACCGAAATCACGCGCAATGTGCAGCGTGGTGCGATCACCGAAATCACGTTCAACTTTGTCGGAAACGGCGCGCTGACCACGGGTACCGCGTCTTAATTTGAGGTTTTATGCACTGGAAAGAGCAAGCAAAGGCACAGTTTACGGAACGGCGAACGCCGGATTCGTTGGTGTCTATTGACGTTCCGAAGTGGAAAACGACCATTTATTACTGGCCGGATATGACACTGGCGGAACGGCGCGAAATTTTCTTGCTAGCGAAACAGGAAAACGGGAATACGGTTCTGGATTTAGAAGCCATGGCCGTTACCCTGATTGTTCGCGCGCGAGATAAAGACGGCAAAAAGGTTTTTAGCAACGCTGAAAAGCGCGAGTTAATGACCGAGTATGACCCGGACGTTATCGCGGAAGTTGTTTCCGCGATGAACAACGGGGCCGTGACGTTGGAGGAAGCCGAGGGAAACTGATTAAGGACGTGCAGTTAAGAACGGTNTACGCNATGGCGTTACGTTTGCACGTCCTACCGGATCAGATTTTCTCGATGACCGAAACGGACTTCATGCACTTGCTCGCCGCTTGTAAGTTGGAATCAGACGAACAGGAACAAAAATGGCGCAAACTCAAGTAGTCATTACGGGCGTTGATCGAACACGCGCGGCCATGGATTCCGTGGCCCGTAACATGAAGTCGATTGAACGCACCGCCAAAACAACAGCAAAGGCGGTTAATCTGGCGTTTGGTTTGTTGTCTGGCACGATTTTGGTTAGCGCGTTTGGAAAGATTGCAGAAGCCGCGAAGAAAACCGAGGAAGGGCGACGTTCGCTCGACCGATTCAATCAAGCATTAAAAGACCCGGCGTTAGTATCCGCAGCAAACGCATTCACGACAACGCTAATTAACGGGTTTACTAACGTCATTGAGTTTGCAGCAGACGCAACCAGAGCGATTACGCAGGTTGGCAGAGATTTAGGCGTGTTCGCGCAGCCCGTTGATAAATCGCAACTAGGCAAGGGCGAAGGCGGACGCCGTGGCCGTCGACCGGACGTTGACCCCATAAAGGCCATGGAAAACGAATGGAAATTCCGCATGAAGTCAGCGGAAACCGAAAAGAAATGGTCGGAGGAAGCCGAAAAAGCGCGCATGAAGGCAATCACAGCCGAAGCCGCGCATACGAAGATGATGCAGGAATTTAACGAGGAACTACGCAAAACGCCGGAACTTTTCGAAATGGCGTTTAGTGCGACTGACGTTACCATTGCCAGCAGCGTTCAAAACATTTTAGATCAAATGGAACTTGCCGATTCCATTATGCAAACTTTCGCGCAACAAGCAGCCGGTAACATTCAATCAGCGTTTGCTGACTTCCTGTTTGACCCATTTGAAAACGGGTTAAAAGGCATGGTTAAAGGATTCATCGACGCAATCCGTCGCATGATTGCGGAATTGATGGCGTCTTATTTGTTGCGACAATTCTTCCAGTATATGTCTGGATTCGGCGGATTCCCTGGCACAGTCGGAACGGCAGCGGTCAAAGCGTTGACCGGTCGCGCCATGGGCGGTCCGGTTAGCAGCGGAACGCCATACATGGTCGGCGAGCGTGGCCCGGAATTGTTCGTACCCGGCGCGTCTGGGACAATCGTTCCCAATCACGCCATGGGCGGCGTTACCGTGTCGCCGGTTTACAACATCGACGCGCGAGGGGCCACGGCAGACTTGCAAAAAGCACTGCCGGGAATACTCAACGAAAACAACCGGCGCATTTTCGATGAACTCGACCGCCGGTATGGGATAGGCCGATGACCGATTACATACTACCGCCGGATTTGGTCGCCAACGAAATCGAATGGCGCATCATGGACAACACGGCGGTTTATTCGTCGCCGTTGTCGGGTGCCGTTAAGACGTATTCGCGGCCCGGTAACCGATGGTCGGCGCGTCTTGCGTTCCGTGCCATATCGGACCAGAAGCGGCGTCGGTTGCTGTCATTGCTGGCGGCGTTGCGCGGACGGTCTAATCGTCTGTGGGTAACGGAACCGGGATATAGTTTCGCCGGGTCGTTAGCCTGCCCCGAGTTGCTGACAAACAACGCAGCCGTTGTAGCAACCGCAGGGTGGTCATCGTCGAGCGCGGAAGTCGCGCTGTCGGCAGACTCGCATTTCGGGTTGCGCCTTGCCCGTACAGCGGTCACAGCGGACGCATACGTGTATCAATCTGCACTGACGACCGTAACCAGCGCGCCATACGCGGTACGAGCCGTTTATGGGGCCGGTAAAGGCAACGTCCGTATTGGTGCGGCGGCTGGTACGTCGCAAGGCGATACGACGCTGTTAAACGGCACAGTACGAACGGCAGCGGGACGCTATACCGATGCGTTCACCGCGTCCGGCACGTCCAGCCATGTCAGTTTTTACGACTATTACAGCGGTCGTGCCGCTGGCGCGTTCCAGTTTCTCTCGTGGGCGTCTGTCTCGCGTTGCGCGTTGGTCGCTGGCGGGTCGCAAACTGGCGGCGCGTTGAACATCGACGGGTTGCCGACATCGACCGCAGGGTTAGCCCGTGCTGGCGATTGGGTGGAAATCAACGGCGAGTTGAAGCGATTAACCGCCGACCTTAATAGCGATTCCAGCGGCGCGGGTTACATCATGTTTGAACCGACATTGCGCGCGGCACCGGCTGACAATTCGCCGGTTGTGTTCCGCAATCCGATGGGACGGTTCCTAATTGCCGATGACGAATCGGGCTGGTCGACCCGTCCCGGTACTCTGTCCGACTTAACTATCAATTTGATGGAGGACATAGCGTGACACGTTGGGTAAGCAACACGAACGCAACCGAAGCCGACAAGGCATCGTTATACATCGTAACGCTGGCAAAACTGGAATTCGATTCTGGCACTGTTTACGTTCACGATGGCGTCGGTACGGTTACGTTTGGTGGGAACAATTACCTAGGCGTCGGCCAGTATGGTTCGTTCGATATTGTCGACGAAAACATAGACAACGTAGCGCGCGGAATCAAAGTCACGCTGTCCGGCGTCGATGTCGCATTAGTCCCGATCACCATTGCCGAGGTGTATCAAGGGCGCGATGCTACGTTCTATGTTGGGTTTCTCAACGGAAGTATGCAATTTGTCGCCGACCCGGAAGAAGTGTGGTCGGGTCGCATGGATACGATGTCAATTCGTCTCGATCAAAACACTGCGATTATTTCGCTGTCGTGTGAATACCGTTTGCGTAAGGAACCCGTGTTAGCCCGTTACACCGACGAGGATCAGCGGCTAGCCTACGCGGGTGATACGTTCTTTAACCTGACGCAATTTATCCCACGATATAAGGCGACATGGGGNGACAAGCCAACACAGTTTAGTGGTGGTGGCGGNAGACCATACGATCCTAACTTTAGACTGGACCCGTTTTAATGAAGCATGAACAATGGGTCGACTTTTTGTTCGCAACTATTGAAAAAGTCACGACCGAATCATTTTCGTATGGGAAAAACGACTGTTGCCTGTTTTCGGCGCGCGTCGTTGATGCGATGACGGGTACAGACTACGCAAAAAAACTAGCGGAAATGTACCACGACGAACAGACCGCACTGGCCTATATCAATTCTTTCGGGTCAATACAGGAAGCCGTGAAAGATTGGCTAGGTGAGCCGACAAACTTGGCATTTGTGCAGCGCGGCGATGTCGTGCTGTTCAATAACGAAGGCCGCGAGACATTAGGCATTTGCGTAGGTGATCGAATCGTGAGCGTTGCTGAAACTGGCATTGCTTACGTCCCGATGGAACAAGCAATCTGTACTTGGAAGGTTAAATAATGCCGCAAACAATCGCGCAATCAGTAGCCGCATGGTTTGTTGCTACGTTTGGCGGAGGTGCCGCAACTGCAACCGCCGTTTATGCTGCTGCTACTGCCGCCGTCTACATTGGCGGAACTATCGCATTGCAGAAAATTTCGGAGTCTTTAGGCCCGAAATTAGCGAAGACAACATCGCAACCGATTGATGTTGAATATAGCGACACGGTAGCAGCGCGCCGCATTATCTATGGGGAAAACAAGGTTTCTGGACTAAACGTCCTTCCGGCTATCGTGACCGGTAGCAAGGGCGAGTATTTGCACCAAGTGTTAGCCCTGACCGGACACGAAATTAACGCTATCAGTACCGTTTACTTCAACGACGAATCGTTGACTTTAGACGGTAGCGGTAACGTCACTTCCGGCACGTACAGCGGCAAGGCATTGGTTCGCCGATACACCGGCACGTCGAGTCAGACTGTCGATAGTACTCTAAATAGTGCGATTCCCGAGTGGGACACCGACCATCGCGGTCGTGGTATTGCCTATTTGGCGTTGCAATATACGTTCGATCAAGAAGTATACCGCAACGGAAAGCCGGACGTTACCGCCATCGTGCAGGGAAAGAAGTGTTACGACCCGCGTATGGATACGTCGCCGGGTGCTAACCCGACAAACGCCGCGTATGCCGCGTACACAAAAAACCCGGCACTGTGTCTTGCAGATTATTTGTTAGCCGACTATGGATTAAGCGAAGACGCAAGCCGCGTCGATTGGGCAGCGGTCGTTACTGCCGCAAACATTTGCGACGAGGACGTAGCGATACCCGGTCCAGCAATGCAAAACCGGTATTCGTGCAATGTTGTACTAGAAGCCACAACGGAATTCGAAAGCAACATTAAGACGCTGACACAGGCCATGATGGGTGCCTGTTACTACTCTGGTGGCAAGTGGCGTATGTACGCTGGCGCGTGGGCGTCATCGTCGTTTGCACTTACCGAAAACGACATCATTGGCGAAGTCAGTATCCAGACGGCGCAGAGTCGCAAACGCGAAGGCTATTACAACGCGGTTCGCGGTCAATTCATCGACAAGAACCGCAATTACCAGCCGGTCGAGTTTGAGCCGATCCTAAACTCGACATACGAAGCCGAAGACGGCGAGCGCATATATACCGACGTTAGTTTCCCGACGTGCGATAACCAATACGAAGCGCAGCGCAACGCGATCATTCTGTCGCGCCAGTCACGTCGGCAGAAAACCGTATCGGTTGTTTGCAGTTTAGCAGCGTACAAAATCCGACCGTTTCAGACTGGCACAGTCACCATTGCCGAGGTTGGCTGGACAAATCAACCAGTGCGTTGCATCGGTTGGAAGTTTAGGCCGGAACCGGCTGTCGAATTAACCTTGATCGAAGCCGACTCGACCGACTATTCCGACCCATCGAGCGGAACGTACATCACCCCGGCTAGCACGTCGGTTAGTGATTCGGCCACTTATGCGCCGGGTTCGCCGCAGTCGTTTACGGCAACGCAAGAAATCGAATCCATTTTGCTTGCGTGGCAAGCACCATCGAACAGCGTTCCCGGCATTCTGTACCGTGTGTTTCAGTACACAGCGTCGACGCCGTTTTCATCGGCAACGCAAATCTACGAAGGTGCTGATACACAGTTGCG